TGAATCTAGAACTTTTCCTACGAATTGTTTTATGGAATATAGTACATATACACCAGAAAGTATAATAAAATTGGACCCAATTCCATATAAAATTCCAAAACAAATCTTTAAAACATTCTTATTAGCATTTAAATTAGGTAATATTAATATAACTTCATTACACCCTGGAATACGAGAACCTATTAATCAAATGGTAATACAAAGTTTATCTGATACCACTAACACTTTACAAGAACTAAATAAGGAATTCTATCTATTTGCTGGAAAATGGAAACCACATATGACAGCCCATGCAACACTTGATGTGGATACAATGCGTCAAACCATTATTGATAATACGCATTCTATTGAAGAACTAAAAGGAAAAGGAGAGAGCCTTGAACAGCAAAACAAACGTCTACAGGCAGAATTAAAAGAACTAAAGGAACAGAAGGATACTTTAGAGAAGGAAAAGGCAAAACTCTTACCCTTAGAAAAATATAAAGAAGCTGTATTAGAATTTATGGAGGAACACTACCCAAATGAAGAAGTATGGGATAATGATGATACATTAGATGCAGATATTATAAGGATATTTAGTAAGTGGCATTCCAATAAAGTATTTATGGACGAGTGGGTTTATAACGATGTAATGGATTCAAAAGAGGAATTGAACGAATACAGAATTTATAAGAAAGTAAAGGGTGAGATGGTTTCAAGTGGAATGGACAATAGCAGTGTTGCTAGAAATGTTCGCAGTATTAAAAAAAGTGTAAATGATCTAAAGCATCAATCCAGCACATAAACCGTCCCTATATTTATTACGAATTGTCTTAGCAATCACTTCATATATGCGATTTATATTCGGCCTACTTGTTACGATTGAAATACCTAGCAACCTCTCATAGAGCTGAACAGTTGACTCAGGCAAAACATACCCCTTACCTTCCGTTAACATATTCACAACAAGATTATTAAATTCTTCATTCATAATTGCTTCATCTGGCATTTGTATCATAGGATCAAGAGACAAATCGGCCAAATACACATAGAATTCCAACACTTCCTTTAACATAGACTCTGGGAACCAATCAAGAAATCTTATTTCTATTCCGTGATTGTAATGTTTCCTGTAACTTATATCCATCCCCAGTTCATCTAACATGACATAGCCAGATTCTGAATGGTATTGCCTATACCACCAGAAAGGTTTATCGCTCCCACGAATTTGTGCCACAGGAACAGTGACAATCTTTCCAGGAGGCATTGAATTAGTATCGTATGTACATAAACCAATATACCGAGAGACTGCGCATCTTTGTGATCCCTTTGAGTATAATGGAGAAACAGCTGAAAGGGGGTCACTTGTTCCGAATACTCCTATTATAAAGGGCTCTAGCCATTGAATAAATCTTATATATTTTTTGTGATCTGCTTTGAATTTCTTGAAATCTGTTAATAGGGGCAGACGATTTTTATCCCTGGCGCCGAGTTGTGTTGGTAGAGTGATATTAATATGATATGTCCCGTTGTTAAACATGGAAATATTCTTTGGATTTGTATAATTAACTACAAATCCAGGATTTTCAGTTGGATACGCTAAAAGCCCCTTTTCTCTGTGTAAGTTCCTTTGAATAAGAAAATTGTTTATTGTATCTAACAATTGTTCTTTTGACCTTCTTAGTTCCCTTATGACATTAGACGCAGTTGTTTTATAGAAATTCTGTGTCATGAATTCTATAGAATCTCCGTCAAATATACATGCCCTGTCAAAAACTTTCGCAAAAGTTCGTGGTCTACAGCAATAATATTCAGGGACAAACTCGTAGAGTTCTTGAAAGAAGGTTTTACCGTTAAATTTCTTATTAGGCTTTGGCACTTTTTCATAAGTAGTTGCGTGATTTCCAGATAAGTCCATTTTATTGAATGCATGAGCATTTACAAAGTATGGCATTGGAAAGAATCCTGAAGCATCAGGAAAGAGTTTTTCAAAGGCCTTAATATAATTTGCCTTATAAGTCTTGAAATACCGAACACTGTATCTTTCTGCTGCGTGTGAAGTCCTTATAATTGGAGCAGCTACATAGAGTGGCTTTGTAAATTGTAAATAAGTTTCTTCTTCAATGCCGAGCCCCCAGAATAATTCATTTTCCTTATATAATGACTTATATCGTAGGTGTTTTACAAATTCTGTATAGCCCATAACTACTTATGCCGTACATTTGTTTAAAGTGTCTAAAGATATACGGTATAAAAATACAAGATGGCATTAGAAGAGTTTTATAAGAATATATCAACTCTACCTATCAAGGTTGGCTCAATCAATGAGGCTCAGCAACAATTTATACAGGAATTTCTGGTAAACCATCCTCAAGTGAAACATGTTCTAGAAACAGGGTTTCATATTGGTCTAAGTGCTGCATCAATGCTTACGGTAAGGGCAGATATTATCGTAACATCTTTTGATATTTTCTGGTTTGATTATTCTCGGCGAGCAAAACTTTTCTTAGACATTGCTTTTCCTGGGCGGAATAATCTGATTGCTGGAAATTCAATCAATACTCTCCCAACATTCTTTAACACATTCCCCAGTTATAATCCTGACTTTGTATTTATTGATGGAGGCCATGAACGCCCTATTCCATACATTGATTTATGGCATATCTTAAACCATGTTCGTCCTGGAACCTGGGTTATGATAGATGATTATTGTGAGGAGCACGGTTTACAAGGAGTTATTGAAGCTGTAAATACACTTATTAAGGATGGAATTCTTACCGAAGTACAGGCATATAAGTCTTATGATCGTGGATGGGTATTTGGAAGACGATCTGCGGTTCTTCTCAAAGCGATAGATCTAACAAAGCCAGAATCCATAGATGCCCTTCTGAGAGATACTGAATCTCATTATAGTTAGCCTTTGCGTTTTTTCAAACCGATTCTTTAATCGTTTTTTCAAATCGATCTAATAAACTCCCAACTCAAATCCTTGCAGATTAACTGCCAAATCTTATCTTGATTATAGAGCTTATCACGATTCTTCAAGAGAGGAAAGCACTGTAGATAATCATCCAACTCTAGAAGTTCACAGAACTTGTAGAGAACATAGGAATATGAAAGGAAATTACTGCGGTTCTTTGGGCAATGCTTGACGAAAGAACTTTGGATCTCCTTGAACATAAAACGGAGTTTCTCTTCAATTTCACGAGACATAACAGGCGCTGTCTTACCATTGATACGATTTAGAATATAGGGAACATGCTCGTAGAAATTCGTACACTTGAGCTTTTTGAGAATCTCACGCACCTTCGTCGGCTTGATGTTTTCTGGGTTTGTGATGCGTTCCTTCTTGAGCTCCTCAAGAATAGCCTGGAAAATGTCCTCAGGAATTTCAGTGCTTTCCTTGGCCTGGAATTGAGCCAACCATTCATTGAAATGATTGATTCTCTTATACGCATAATAGGTCACTTCACGAGGAGGATCCTTGTAACTTGGCTTATCACTGTCAATAAGAACAAACTCTTGATGACCACAAGTATCACAGAAAAATAAGGCCTCATTCGCACTGAATGTCATCTCTTTATCACAGACTTCACACATTCCATGAGGATCTTCAAAGGAAGTAACAACACTCTTTGCGTGCTCAGGATTTACCTTGAGAAGATACTTCTCCAATAAAACTTCACGTCCCTCTTCCACAGGACCAGAGCGCTTCTCACCGAATGACTCAGACTTGTCACCTTCTTGTAGGGCGGCTAAGACACTGCCAGGCTTTGCCTTGACAAGTCTAGAAGTCGCCATTTGCTGACCACTTTGGATTTTGTCCTGAAGATCGTAATAATTGTATAAGATTTCTCCAGTCTCAAAGAAATAATCATAGACTGGCTTATTTGATTCTAGGTCATCCTTCTTCTTCTGAAGTTGTTGAATAGATTCGTCTAGTTGACTTCTTACAACAATATCAGTTGCCTTTTCTGATTCGGCACATAAGCTCTGTATTTTAGAATCTAATTGAGAAATATCATCTCTCTCCTTTTGGAGGCTCCCTATTTGAATCTGATGTAGATTATCTAGAGTTGTTCTAGAATCTAACTTTTTAGTAGGTTTCATATTGAAGAGACTCTTCTCTGCCATTCTAGAAAACCCTTGTATATAAGTTTAGACCTCCTTTTTAGAAAAGTTGAACTAGTTTATTACCGTCAAAAGATAGCATGAAATACACTAACGAAGTTCTTGAAGAGATTCTTGGAGAAGGTGGTGCGACTGTATTAGAGGTATATACGAAGTATAACCAACGAATGAGAGTGCGTTTCAGATGTTCTTGTGGAGTTGAGACTTCGAAACGCTTTGAGATGTTGAATGTATATCGTTTACCTTATTGTGAAGAGTGTAGTAAGGTAAAGATGATTGAAAAGGGGAAGGCAACTTGTATGAAGAAATATGGGGTTGATAATGCTGGTAGAGATCCTGAAATTATAGATAAAATAAAAAATACATTTACCGAAAAATATGGTATGCATCCTAAGAAAACACAGGAAGTTCAAGATAAATGGAAGGCTACATGTCTTAAAGTGTATGGAGGGCATCCAAACCAGAATAAGGAAGTTCAAGCAAAATCTGAAGCATCATCTTACAAATTTCGTGATTACATGATGCCAAGTGGCAACATAGTAAAAGTTCAAGGATACGAACATATAGCATTAGACGAATTAGTCCAGTTATACGAAGAAGAGGATATTCTAGTAGGAAGATCTAACATTCCAACGATAGATTACTACATTAATGATACAAAACATGTATATTTTCCAGATTTCTTAATAAAATCAGAGAACAAAGTTATAGAAATTAAATCTGAGTGGACAATTCAATTAAAACGAGGAAATGTTGAAGAGAAGGCATTAGCGACGATAAAAGAAGGGTACAAGTATGAAATATGGGTTTATAATGATAGGAAAGTAAAAGTCCAAACAAAGGTTTATTAATTTGGGCCAGTATATTAAGAAACAAAACTCTCCGGTTCGAATTCCCAAAAATGCAAAATAACACATTTTCCAAAAATTTTTTTCTTATGATATGAATATAAGATGACTGGCGGAGGACTTATGCAATTGGTGGCTTATGGCGCTCAGGATGTCTATCTAACGGGAAATCCCCAAATTACCTTCTTTAAGGCGATCTACCGTCGCCACACGAACTTCGCGATGGAGTCCATTGAGAATCCTTTCAACGGCAACCCTCGCTTCGGCAACCAGGTTACATGCACGATCCAGCGCAACGGCGACTTGATCCACCGCATCTACCTCCAGGCGACGCTCCCCCCAGTGAAGCTTGCGGCCGGCGACGGCTCAGGCGCCCAGTTCCGCTGGCTCAACTGGGTCGGTCACAACCTTGTCGACTATGTTGAGCTCCAGATTGGCGGCCAGCGCATTGACAAGCACTACGGTGACTGGCTCCACATCTGGAACGAGCTCACGCAGGAGGCGGGCAAGCAGGCGGGCTACGCCAAGATGGTTGGCAATGTCCCCCAGCTCACGAACTTGATCGTCCAGGGCGGTGAGGACTGCGACAATGACTGCGCCGGCGGTGAGCCCAACTCATCAGGCGAGCTCCTCGGCTGCACGCCCGAGTACACGCTCTACGTGCCTCTCCAGTTCTGGTTCTGCCGCAACCCTGGCCTTGCGCTCCCCTTGATTGCGCTCCAGTACCACGAGGTCCGCATCAATCTCCAGTTCAACGACCTCCAGAACCTCATGTGGGACAATGCGCCCCTTGCGGCGGGTGGCAATGTTCACGTCATCCGTGACCGTGTCAATGCGTCAAACCTTGTCGCGGCGTCACTCTATGTTGACTACATCTACCTAGACACGGACGAGCGCCGCAAGTTCGCCCAGGTCTCCCACGAGTACCTCATTGAGACGCTCCAGTTCACGGGCCAGGAGTCAATCAACTCCTCATCCAACAAGATCAAGCTCAACTTCAACCACCCTTGCAAGGAGCTCGTGTGGGTCGTTCAGCGTGATTCATATGTCTCATGCGATGACGCCGTCATCAACCCCTGGAAGGGCCAGCAGCCATTCAACTACTCTGACTGGTGGGACCGCTCCGCGCTCGAGTCAGGCTACTCAGTCACGCGTGTTGAGGGCATGGCGGGCAAGAACCCAGTCGTCACGGCGCTCCTCCAGCTCAACGGCCACGACAGATTCACGGTTCGCGAGGGCCGCTATTTCAACGAGGTCCAGCCTTACCAGCACCACACGAACGTCCCCGCGGTGGGCGTTAACGTCTACTCATTCGCACTCTCACCTGAGCAGCACCAGCCCTCAGGCACTTGCAACTTGTCACGCATTGATAACACGACGCTCCTCCTCACGGTCTCCAACAACGCGGTTGGCACGCAGACGAGCTCGGTTGTCCGTGTCTATGCGACGAACTACAATGTGCTAAGAGTGATGTCTGGCATGGGCGGCTTGGCGTATTCCAACTAATGAAATCCGGCTTAGAACTACTGAAATCTCTTGGATTTTGGTGGTGGTCGCATTTCATTAAAAATTGATTTATATTCTTTTGATGAGTTATTTAGAATGAATAACCC